TTACTATCAACCTTTGAAAAGGTTGAGCCAAACACTTCAAATTTAGTTTCTTTTTATTTTACATTTACTTATTTTAAAAATTTAGTTCCTTTCTTTTTTACCTTTTAGAAAAAAAATTGAAATCCTTATTCATTTCTTATTTTACATTAGATTCAATACCAACCTAGTTTTTAAAACCTTTAACCCTTTCAAACCTAAATGCAAGTAGACGATGACATCCTTCGTATTAGTAGTGATAATCTTTCGGATTCTATATATGATATTAAAAATGCGTTTGAAGAATCATCAATATGCCGAGTGCGAAAAATATTCGCAGCGTGTTGCAATGACGACCCAGACGAGCATGCACTTAACAGCAAACCAAACAAAAAAGTCTTTTATATCTGGGCGGAATGGACCAATACAAACGCGTCGCACATGTTTACTGCGAGATTGACGCATCAAGGCGTGCATGCCCTCTTCAAACTAGACAGAAGATGGGGACAGCCTATTGTTACAGAGCGGGACGAATATGGTAACCCGTCCGAGCACGCACATTGGGTTGTCAGGCGTTCTTCTAGATTTTTGGTACAAGAAGATGAGATGTATTATCTAGGTCTCCGCAACAACGAAGAAGTCTGGCAAACGTATTTGGCTGAAGGTGAGACGGAAGAAGATACAGACAACGAGGAAGAAGATGAAAATGATGACAAAAAAGACGACGAAGAAGAACCAGAACCAGAAGAACCTCTTTTACAGCTAGAAACCCCACTACAAATTCCAGAATTAAAACACAATAGTCCTCTCGCGGTTAAAACGCCGGCGCCAAAACCACTCTCTCTCTTTATGCCCACAAATGAAGAAGAACCAATGCCAGAAGAACCAACCCCAGAAGAAAATGACGCTTTTATAAGAGAAAATTTTGTTCTAGCAGCTCCGGACGCATTATTCAAAAAGAGCGCAGACACGCTATGTGCCCAAGAATTGAATGACCTAAGTAAGGGTATCCTAGATAATAATATTGAAGATTTTGTGTTCAAAAACACAATTACCTTTCCAGACGGAACAATTATTGACGTTGAAAAATAAAAAACTATAAAAAGTAACTAAAAACTTAAAAAATAAATTAGAAAAAAAAATTTTAGTATAATATATTTACATAATGAGTTTGTGTAAATATAAAAATATTCTTGGCGTACCTGACAAAGGAATTCATTCATATAGATTATTTGGTGTAGCAATTGCAGATGTAATTATGACAATAATAGGTGCTTTTGTAATATCTAAATTTTATAACTATTCTTTTTTTTATACATTGTTGTTTTTATTTGTTTTAGGAATTATTTTACATAGAATATTTTGTGTAAGAACTACCATTGATAAATTAATATTTCCCTATGCAAAATAAGAAGTTAAAAATCTCTTGGTTCAAAAAAAATGTCATGATTAAATGATGTAGCTTTCTTAATCATATGTCTTTTAGGTATTAGTGCTGCATCATTATCACTGCTACTGTTTTTATTGCCGACAAATTTATTAAAAATGCCATAATCAAATTGTTTTGAGATTGTTGTAATTGTGTTATTGGTTGTAATTGTGTTATTGGATGTAATCGTTGTATTATTACTTGGAACATTCGCAATCGTTACATTATTGGTGACAATTTGTGCGACTATACTATAGGGTTTATAAGAATATATTTCAATTACTTGTTTAACGATTTCGCTTCTCTCTATGTCTTTGCTATCAAATGTCATTATCTTTATTAATTCTGTATTATTATGCTTTTCAACCTTATTCACGAAGTCATATAATCCGTTTTCTTTTTTAATGTCTATTTGGTTTAAATCACCTGTAATTACCATTCTACTATTTAACCCTATTCTCGTAACTAACATTTTCATTTGGTTTGGAGAGCTATTTTGCATTTCATCTGCTATGATAAAAGAATTTTTAAAAGTCCTGCCACGCATAAATACCAATGGACATATTTCTATTTTACCATTATTTAAAAGCATATCTACTTCCGTCTTGCTATAATATTCAAGAAATATATCAAATATAGGTTTTGTCCACGGGTCCATCTTTTTATTTATATTTCCCGGAAGAAACCCAATATCTTCTTCAACCGTTACTATTGGTCTTGTAATTATTATTTTATCTATTTCTTCGCTCTTCATTTGCATAATAGCTTTTTGACATGCTAAAAGCGTTTTACCAGTTCCAGCAGGACCCGTTGAAATAATTATTTTATTACATTCGTCATTTAAATAATTTACATATTTTGCTTGATTTACGGTCTTAGGAGTATATAAATAAGAAATTGCCGATTTGTTTTTTTTCGCAAATAAATTAAAATTTAATTTATTACTAAATTTATTATTTAGTATGGTCTTAAATGATGTAACCTGTAGAAAAACACTAATCGCAATAAATACTCCGTAAAGGTTCATAATATATTTATTACTTTATTTATATTTAAATTATTTACACATAGTTAATAAAAATGCATACACCTTTCAAAAACCAACATTCCTTAAAAGATAGAATTGAAGAATCCGCGAGAATTATGCAAAAGTATCCTGAAAGAATACCTGTTATATGTGAGCGTGCGTCGCATACGTCTTCTGATTGTCCAATTATAGACAAAAATAAGTATTTAGTAAATATAGACCTGACAATTGGGCAATTTATTTATGTTATTAGAAAAAGAATGCAGCTGCCTCCCGAAAAGGCACTTTTTTTATTTATAAATGGTTTTATACCTTCTTCAAGCCATCATCTAGGAGACGTGTATTATTTATACAAAGATCAAGACGGGTTTTTATACATTTTGTATTCATATGAAAATACCTTTGGTTAAATGAAATATGAATAAAATAAAATAAATATATATGTTACTCCCTATTATATTAGGCGCATTTGGTTTATTAACAGCAACTGTATTATACTTTATTCTAAAATTAATGACTGAAAGTGTAAGAAAATAAAAATATAGTCTTTTATTATTCTTTGTAAATTTGAAAATATCGCTTGTATTTTTTAACCCTTTCTAATGTGTATCCATCAGCTTTCCGAATAGGTTTCATTGTAAAATTATATACGCTTAACAATTGTCTAACTAAATTTAGAAGAGGCCATTTTTGAGACTTGTCTGCATTGTTTTGCAGACTTGTCATAAAAGTCGTGCTATATTTTTTTTTCAATTCCGGAATAAGCTTTTTAATTTCTTCGTATTTTACATCAGATAACAAAACTTCTCTCGGAATAATGAAACCAATCATGTCTTTTATTTCATCAAATTCCAACCCAACTAGTTTAAGAACTGATTTGCTTTCTTCATCCATATATAAAAAAAATTGATTAAAAAATTAGTATTCAAACAAATTACAAATATCAAACAACGAACTAGAGGACAACAATATTCCAAAATATAAAACAAAAAACGACAGGACAACAATGATGGCTTCAAGAAACAATTACAAGAATTCTTTGAAGAAGCTTCGTAAAATAAATCCTTCTTTCATGAGTGAAAGAGAGAAACGGAGTGTCGGTAATTATTTTAGTTTCCTATTAGAACAAGAAAATGAATTAGAAAACGATGAACCAGAATTAGAAAACGAAAAACCAGAATTAGAAAACGAAAAACCAGAATTAGAAGAACATAAAAACACTTGTAAATCAATAGTTAGAGAGAAGCGTTTAGCCATTGATTTCAATGATTTACCGGAAGATACTATATACAAAATTTTGGAATTCTTATCGGTAAACACACGACTAGCGATTTTAAAATGTAAATTCAGCAAAAAAACTATAAAAAATATTATAAAACGAGTGCCAATACATACTAATCATTTAAACAAAATATGGAAATGTGCTAATATTGCGAACAAATTACTAGAAAGTTTAATAGATTGGGATAGCGATGTTTTTACTAATTTACCAAATTATTCTCTAAGAATCTTCAAAGGTGAAGCTAAGCCCGAAATGTATTCCCACTGGTATAAACAAAATTTCACAGAAATAATTATTGCGGCAATCCGTCATTATTCACGCATTTATAAATTTGGACAGTATACGAATAAAAAAGTAATTGAACATGTTGAACAAATTATGTTAAATATATTTGCACATTTAACGATGTTGAAATAAAAATAATAAATATTTCAAAAGTATACTTATTATTTATTATTTTAGAATTTTATTTTTATACCTTTTATCATTTAATAATTACATTGTTTAAATTTATTTTTACGAGAAGGTTTTTCATTGTTTTTTTTATTTTTTCTTTTAGATTTAGATTTAGATTTTAATTGTTTAATTTTTTCTCCAATTCTAGATTGTGTATACTCTTTTAATAAATTTATATCTTGCTCATCGCGATTGTTATATAATTCGTTTGCCTTATCTTTTATATTTCTACTAATATCTTCTGGAGCATTATTTGCTTCATCTATATCAATTTTACATACACGCGCCATCATTTCATACCAACTATTAGAACTTGTAGACATTTCATTACTTCCAGTGTATATCTCTTCAAATGGATAACAAAAAAAAGGTTTTTTTGTCATATCTGGCTCTTCTGCGTTTTCAATTGATATTTCAGGTAAAAAATTATTTATTTTTATATTTGTATTTGTATCTTTTTTTAAAATACTAATAATAGCACAACAATATTTCATATCTATGTTATCATGAAAAACAATTTCATTTTCTGGTCGTCGTTCGTCTCTTGATAATAATTGATTACTTTTACTAATAAAATTATCTAAATTCCAAGGAAAAAATGTATTTTTTTCTGAAACTATACCGTTATGATCTCTTAAATTCATGTGATAATTTTGTTGAAGCAGTAATTTTTTAGAAAGTATTATTATATATTTCCCTGGATATATAAATTCCTTTTTTATATTATTTTTTGTAATAATTGATAAATACACGCCTGGGAATTGGTCGTCTGTATTAAATTGAGCAGTTCTTAATTCAGTCCAATTTATACAATCAGGATTGTTTGTAGTATGAATTAAATAATAAATTTCATCCATATATAATTATATATATACTTATATATTAATTTTTATTTTTAACATTGGTCTTTCAAAACAGAAGAGAAGAGGTATAAAACAATTCTTTAAATATTGAACTCTGGAATGCTGTAAGTCTCTCCTTCCTTCAAATATTTGGCAATAATCTTGGGATTAACTCTATTACTGATAATATCTTCAGCTTGGTAAACATTGTTGTTCTTGTCAATGTAATAAATGATACCTTGAATATCCTGTGCAAATACTTCAATTTTTTGCGTAGTATTTTTCGGCTCATTTTGCGAGTCAATAATACCATGAGGTGTACCCTTTTGATGTGTTCCACAATATTCGCAACCTTCCTTTTTCCTTCTCGTGCATTGCTCATTACTGGCTCTTTTTGCACAACAGCGATCAAATATCGGGACAAAGTTTTTAACCCTTTTCCTCTTTTGAAAGTCCTCCTTGTTAAATGACAATCTGTCATAATCATAAATATACTGAAGAAGCTGATTCACTTGGGTATCTTTTGTCATACCCATTTGTGTGACCTTCTCACGAATGCTGTCTTTGAAGGTCGTAACATAACCTTCTGCTTTTTTGTTTAAGCGCTTTTCCATATTGTTTAATTGTTATATATATTATATTCATTTCTTTATTTCAATTTTTTAATATATTTCAAAAACAACTTAAAGAGCGCGGCGCGAGTTACTGTTATTTCGTAAAAAGTATAGTCCATGGTATAATTAGAGTATTAAAAACAAAGTTGCAAACTAGTACATTTTCCATAGATATTATATTTTTCTCTAGTTTCACAAATTTCTCTGCGGTTAAATCGGTTTTAATCTGAATAGCATTTAGATTATCCATTACTTTTCCAAAATTTGTTGGACTATGATGACAAAATCTCTTGATAGTTTGAAATTTTATAAGACGGATAAACATGTAATAATATTAACTATACTTAGACCTTTAAATCATTTAAAATATTTATTTTTTAAGTTTTTGGATACCCATTAGGTAATACTAGTATAGATATTATAATAAATATATAAAAAAGGATGTAGACACCATAAATGTCTTCACCTACTCCATAAAACTTCAAAATTTGGGTTATACTATAAAAAAAGACTATTGATAAACCTATTAATGTTATTGCATTCATTTATATAATATTATTTTAATATATTTTATAAATTATTTTATAAAATATATTGTATTATTTTTGTGTTTTTTGTTAAAATATTGAATACTCATTTTTCACTGTTTTTTTATTTACATAATGGTAACTTAATGGCATTTGTTGTTTATACTCTTTTAAAACAACAGTTGGTTTATTCAAAAATGTTCCGTTGTCTAATTCCACATATCCTAAATAAGCACTATCATATGTTTGAGACCATTTACCATCATGGTCTGAAATTCTCATTCTTAAACGCTCATACGTCTGATCTAATGTATCGTCTTCTAATCGCAGTGATTTTATTTCAGAGTCATCTATAGCATCATTTAGTTGATTTTCAATATATTTTGTATTTCCTAAAAATAGAGCAAACCTTACCAACCCTGGTTTACTATCAGAAATTTCAGCCACATCATCAAAAGCAATAAAATAGTCAGTAAAATAATAAAAGGGACCCAACCATCCGGTTTTAGTGCTCATTGTTTGACCAAATGTATATGTAAAATTTAATTTACTTTCTGGTTTTCCTACATAACCTACAATTGGTATCTCATAACTACACTCATTTTCATCCGATAAAAAACAAAAAACTTCATTTAATACAAAAAAGTCGGTTACTTTACAGTGAATTTTCATATTACATAAATGATTATGATTTAAGATTTCATCTAATAGTGCTAGCCATACAGCATTCGTATTTTTTTCAATATCATTTAATTGTACATTGCATTTTGTAATATCAAAAAGTAGATATAAATCATTATTATTAGTATTATTATTGGCAAAATATCCATTGAATTCCAAGTTTTCGTCAAAAATTTCAAAATTATCTTGCGACAATAATGTAAACAAATTCACTTTTGCAAAATTTATGATATCAATATTACATTTGAGACCTTTTGAATTTTGTATGTGTGGAAATACTAGCGCATTATTAAAAAGATCATTTGTCAAAAGGAATCTTTGAAAAGGGTGTTTCGCTTCGTTATTTACTTCATAAGCACAAATATAAACATTTTCATAAGTATTTAAATCGTCGGGTAATTCATGTTGTAAATGTTGTTTTGCCTTATAATTATAATAATTTGGTAACTGGGGATTATAATCGTCGTTTTCCATATAATTATAATTATAAATATTGTTATTTGTTTAACTTATTTTCTAATCTATTTTACTTTTTGTTTGTATAATTTTGCTATTTTGCTATTTATCTATTTTGCGTTTAATGGTCTCTTTGATTTGTTCTTCTCTACTATTCAATACATGTTTTGTAATGTCTTCTGCTATTTTTGGGTCCGTTTTATAATAATTTTGCAATGCGGTTAATAATGTTTTTCCATTTATGGGTTTTTTAACTTTATTTGTTTTATATATTAGTGCACCGCCATTTATATCAAAACAATCTATTTTGTTTGTCTTCATTACAGATACTAAATTTTCAGTGAGTGTTTTTTTCTTATTGTTTCTCTCTTTTATTTGCGCTTTTAAATCTGAAATTTCGGCATCCATTTTTATCCATTCTTTTATATTATTCACTAATTGTTCTTTAGTTTCCATTCTTGAATAATAACTATATTATATATTTATATTGTTATTATTTCATTATTATTTTGGCATTATTTCATTATTATTTTGGTATTATTTCATTATTATCCGTTAATTTATTCACATGCCTTTTACACTTATTGTCTTGATAAACTTTGCACCCACATAGATTTCCTTTATTTGTCCCTGATTTTATAATTTGATCACATGTGTTTATTTCATTTCCTGACATATCAGTAATGATAGTAGGTCCTAATACTATATTATCTTTAGGGTCTGGCTTTTTATCTTTGATCATCTTTTTATTGGTTTTTACAGCCTTTTGCTTTGCTTCGTCTTTTTGTTTTTGTTTTTCTTCCTTGGCTTTTTGTTTTGCTTCTTCTTTTTCTTCCTTGGCTTTTTGTTTTGCTTCTTCTTTTTGCTTTTTGACTTCTTCTTTTGCTTTAACGGCGATATCAGTTTTATATTTCTTTATAATTTGTTTTTTATGGTTCCAGCAATAATATTTATCGTCGCCATAATTTTCACCTGTTTCTTGCCCATATTGAAAATTAATTTTTGAACCCATATGAAAGCACAAAAAATATTTACAATTATTATTATTGTATGCATTAGTTTCAGAAGCATTCTCGCCAACCGGATTAAAATTAGGATTAGGGGTTAAAAATTGACATGTTTTATAATAGCTTGATGTATTCACAGGTGTTTTGTAGTTAGGATTTACATAATTAACCCCGTCAATTTTTGCTAATCCTAATTCTTCATAATAAGGTAAAACACCTTTATGTCGGTTTCTACAATAAGGGCATCTAATTTCATTTTTACTTAAACGACTTGAATTTCCTTCCATACCATTAAATTTTTGTTTATGATTTTTTATATCCAAGTAAAGGGGGATGTAATTAAATTTATGACCACAATCAAGTTTAAAAAAATTATTATTGAGTGGGAGATTTGTTATTAAACATAAGTTGTCTTGATCATTTGTCTCTTCCTCTTCGTCATCTAAGGACTTGTATAATTCAGAGAAAAAATCTATACTTCCTTCTATATTATATTTTTTCATAATTAATATATTATATTTTATGTTATATCTTTATATTTTTTATGTATATTAGATTATATTGATGCCACCACCTGAAGTTTGGGGTCCTGCAGTTTGGTTATTATTTCATACATTGGCAGAAAAAATAAACGTAAATGCATATCCGGTTGTATTTCCTAGTTTGTTTAATATGATTATACAAATATCTAAAAATCTACCTTGTCCAGAATGCGCTAGCGACGCAAGTAATTTTTTAGCAAGAGTTAAAGTTTCTGATTTGAAATCAAAAGAAAATTTAAAAGGTATGCTTTATGTGTTTCATAATATGGTCAACGCTAAGAAAAGAAAACCTATATTTCATTATTCAAATATTGGATTTTACGGAAAATATAATTTAATTAAAGTTATTAATAATTTTATTTCTCAATATCAAACAAAAGGAAATATGAAACTTTTAACAGAATCCTTCCAAAGACAATTTGTTATCAATAACTTTAAAGTTTGGTTTCAAAAATTTTATAAAGCGTTTGTACAACCTATAAGTGTGCCAGCTGTTGTAGAAGAAACACCAAAAGATGAACCTCTAGAAGAACTAACAATTTCAAATGTAGAAGAATGTGTTTTAGAAGATTCTCTTTCTGAACCTATAGAAGAAGAGCGTGTTTTAGAAGAGCCTCTAGAAGAACTAAAAATTTCAAATGTAGAAGAAGAACCTGTTTTACAAGATGAGTCACATTCTGAACCTATAGAAGAAGACATGAAACACGTAGAAGAAGAACCTGTTTTAGAAGAACCTCAAGAAGAAGTCACAATTTTAAATATAGAAGAACCGGTTTTAGAAGATTCTCTTTCTGAACCTATAGAAGAAGATGTGAAACACGTAGAAGAAGACATGAAACACGTAGAAGAAGAACGTGTTTTAGAAGAACCTCAAGAACAAGTCACAATTTCAAATATAGAAGAACCGGTTTTAGAAGATTCTCTTTCTGAACCTATAGAAGAAGCTGTTGCACGTCTAGAAGATTATGAAGAGTCACCAGATTCTTCTACTCATGAAGAATCATCTACAAGCAAAAAGTCAAAAAAATCTAAAAAAAATAAAAATAAAAAATAAAATGTTATTACAAACTGCTTATCAGTTTCCCATCCTTATAAAATGAGCACTTAAACGTTTGCTCCTTTGGTTGGTAACAAATTTCTTTATTACTTGAGACTTCATTGAAAAACAAATATTTACCCGATCCTCCTGAATACATTAACGATACAATAAATGCAGCCAATGCCGCCCCAACTAAAACATTTAAAAACAAGTCTCCTGTCTGAACAATACAATTCTTGTATAATTTAATAAACATATCAATAAAGCAATAAGAAACCAATGAAGTGAATATCCAGAAATTTGGTGCGCCGTTACTAAACATAGGTAATGATATATACATTATTGTAAATGCAAAAACGAATACACTAAATGTTGGGTTACCATATTTACTATATTGAATGGATGTACATATAGTGCCATCATCAACAATTGGTTTTGAGCCGGCCATCATATAAACATAATTTCTTACAACACAAGCGCCAATTAGAAATCCTAAATAAATCAATCCTTTAAAATTTTGAAATATAAATGACAAAGATGTTATAGAAACCGCTAGAAATATGGGGGAAAAAAATGTTAGCCATACAATAATATTCATAGGCTGAAATAGTTGTAAAGGGCTATTTTTTGTTATTCCGCCGATTTTCACTGTTGGTGCCATTTTTGTTGTTGGATTTAAACTACTCATATAATAATAAAGAATAATATAATTTTATTATTATAAATTCGCCATAATTTTGAGTTTAACAAGTAAATAACCAATTAAAAAAAATTATACAAGTTTAATATAATGAGATTATTTAGGTATAAATCAAAAAAGCAAAAAAAAGGAAAAACTTCAAAAAATTCAAAAAAAAGCAAAACTCTTAGAAAAAGAAATACGTTAAAACGTATGAGCGCAGGTATGTTTAGAGTTAAACCAGAAAAAAATGTAGGAAGAACAGGCGCTTTTCATGTAAATGCAGAATTACCTCATTATCATCTATTGGTTTTGTTACCTAACAGAAAAACAGCTTCACTTGATCTATTATATGCACATAGTTGGAGAGAAGATAATTTCACAGGAGTTCCTATATCATCTGCAAGAGTTGTTAATATATTAAACCAGATTCGCGATCGTTATAATCCTAAACCAATTGCCTTATTTTGGAGAGGTAAAAGATTACTTCCGCAAATGAAATTAAGAGAGATAGTAGAAGGAGCTAATATTTTTCCTCTAGATGAAGGTAGTTCCACATCAGAAAATCGTATTACATCAAAATATATAGATGAATTATCATTAGGTGATATTGATAATATAGCTGATACGGATCCATCGCCAGATACTCCAAGACAAGATATAGATGTTTCAGACGAAGAATATATTCATTACCTAAATTCACTTGTAGAGCAAAGAAAAAACAACCTTGATATAATTTCTAGATTATTAACCTCTGGGTTTGATCCCGATCGTATTGAAAAAGAGGAGAAGTTAGGAATGTTTGCAGATTTTGAAACCGCAAAAGAGAGAGTTCTTCGTCATTAATCCATAAGTTACATATTATTATAAAAATTTATAATACGTAACTAAAATTATAATATTTAATTATAATATTTAAATTATTTTTCTAAAATCAAATCCAAAGCTTGACTAATATGACTTACACAATGAAATTTAATATCTTTTAACACGTTGTCGTTTTTATATTTTTCATAAAATTCATCAAATTCTTTTTTATTTTCTTTCGGATAAATAAATTCTTTTACACCAGCTTTAATAGATCCTAGAATTTTAAAGTTTAATCCCCCTATCGCAGTTATATCACCCGACATTTGAATTTCACCAGTCATTGCAAATTGCGATTTGATAGGAATATTATTTAATAAACTATATAATACAATTGTTATAATTCCCCCTGCACTTGGTCCATCTTTTTGTACAGAGCCATCTCCTGGATGAATATTTATTCCACATTTATTATTTTCACCATCATATAACTTGCGAAGATCACCCTTTCTCTCTTCAGGCGTTAAATTCCAAGCCACTGTTAAAGAAACATGCATACTTTCTTTCATAACATCCATCTGTAATCCTGTTAATTTCAATTCCAAAAATTGTTCTGAAGGGAAAAATTTAGCATGTATAGGTAATGTTCCGCCATTACCTAAAGATGTAGCATACATTCCATTTGCAAAACCAACTAAACTCTCATCGGGTACTTTTCTAATAATTATCTCTCTTTTATCCTTAAAATACTTATTTTTTATATCATCAATTGTGATTGTAATTGGAAATTCATAATTATTATCATTATTCTTTAAAACATCTAAATTTATCTCTCCAACTATTTCAAATAAAATTTCTTTTAATTTTCTAACTCCAGATTCTAATGTATATTCTTCAATTACAAATTTTAGAACTTCATCATTAAACAATATTACGTCTTCTAATCCCATTTTTTTATAAACTTCTGGTAAAATATGTGTTTTACTTATTACCAACTTATCTTCCAACGTAAGACTACTAAATTTAATTCTATGGACACGATCTAAAAGAATTTTATCTATGGCATCAACATCATTATAGGATAGAATAAATAAAGCCTTTGATAAATCTAAATCAATTCCTGTAAAATATTTATCTTGAAAACAATCATTTTGAGTCGGGTCCAATAAATGTGTAAGTATTCCTACTATTTCCTTACCATGTTCAGTACGACTTATTTTATCAACTTCATCAATAAAAATAATTGGATTCATACATTTCTTATCAATTAAAATTTGAACTATCGAACCATGATTCGAACCAACGTACGTGTACCCGTGACCATGTAGAGAACTTCCATTACTATCGCCGCCCATTTGTATCATAGAAAATGGCCTACTCGTACCATTATCATCTTTTAAGCAGTTTGCCAAACCGCGCTTAGCTAAACTTGTTTTGCCCACACCTGGAGGGCCTTCAAACCCAAAACAATACCCATCTTGTTCGCCATTAATCCATTGTCCAATTATTCTCTCTATTTGTTTCTTTGCTTTGTCATGACCGTAAACCGCTGTATCAAGTGTAGTTTTAACATCGCTCATATAATCTGTGATTTGTTTCATATTGTCATTTATTGATGTAATATTATTACTAAATTCAAAATTATTTATTAAGGGATGTATATTACACCATCCTATAAATCGTGTTATTACATCTTGTTGCAATTCTTGGTTTTCTTGGGTTTCTTGGTTTTCTTGGTTTTCACAAAATACAATAAATTTTTCAATTTCTTTCTTCAATTGCTCTTTATTCAATCCAGCATGTTTAATTTTATCATATTTTTTGTTATGTTTTTTCAATAATTCATTGATTGATATTATATTATTGGTTAGCTTCTTTTTATCACCAGTAGTTAGATATTCTTTTATTTTTCCCAATTTTTCGTTATTGTCTATAGTCGTGTCTCCTTTTATTTTTTTTATATATTTCAGAACTTCTATACTTGTATATTTTTCTTTAACAGGTATTTCAGGGAATGCTTTATCAATATTATATTTTTTATATGTATCTTTAAATTGCGTCCTGATTTTTTCCATCATATTTAAGATGGGTTCCCTCCTATAAACATTAAAAGGAATTTTTAATAGTCCATCCAAATATTGACGCGCTTTAGATCCAGAATCTTCCGCTTTTGCTTTTACTTCCTTTAACTTCATCATTGCCTTTTCCTTCACATTATCGGGTGCTTTTAGCAAACAAATCTGCTGTTCAATTGGTATTTTATTTATATCAAAATTAGATAATTCATTTGTGTATTGTATTGTCTTTTTCATTGCTTGTTTAAAACACTGTTTTATTGGCCAAGGAAAGCTATCAAAAATAATAGTTTGTTCTTGAGTATCTACACTTCCATTTGCATCATTAGAGAGAAGGTCATATAATAAGTATGCCAAATATTGGTTTTCATAATTGGATGAACGAATTAAAAGGTGGATTAATGTATTTCGTTTGTTATACATATCATCTGCAATAAACTCTTTTACTGACTGGGCTATTTGTTTTTGTTTTAAACTATTGTTTTGACTTATATAACCGGCATATTTATTGTAAAAGTCCTTTTCATTTTCACAAATAAAATAATCTTTCAACATCAACGAAGAGAGAAATGTATCAAAAGAATCGTTTTTAAAATTGTCTTCTTGGGGTATATTATTTTTAATGGTTGTTTTCTTATTTAGAATGTATTTGTTATTTAAAAAGTCTACGATTGCATCATCTACTACACCAAAAATAATTAAACTTTTTTTAAGGATAGAACTGTGAAGCATTAATTTCATTCCATAAACCTTCATATGAAACTGTTTATATATTGATACTACTTCATAACACATTAGGTTATCATCTTCACTTTCAGGATAATTATTTATATATTCTGGATTAGTTATGTCTTCTGTCTTTTTTTGTTTTAATTCATCCTTTTTACTTGCTACTTTATAGCTTGTTGGATGAAAATACTTTTTCAAAAGTTCTAACTTATCTATTTTTTCGTATTGTGTTGTATCTGTTATTATTTTATTATTATTACCAAAGCATATTATTAACAAATCTTCTAGGCTATCCGTTCCATAAATTTTTAATAGACTGGACAATTCATTGTTAATTGTTTGTAAAATATTAATCAAATTATCAGTATTGTTTTTTATGTCTGCAATTTCTTGTATTTTTTTGCTTATTTCACCAAGACGTTCAATACAAATGCTCACGTCACTAATTCCTAAAATATCTAATGATTTATTCTTATAAACATGAATTATTGTTTTTTGTATAACATCTTTGAAAAATTCTAATTTTTTTTCTACAAGAGAAAACATATCACTATTCGTTTTAGAATTTATTTCTTTTTTAATTGTTCCGTTTTTTTCTATTTTCTCACTCATTTCTTTATATAAATATTAATATAATTTAATTTTAATGAATAATCTATTCGCCGTCTTTAAGCAGCGTTCTTATATATATTATTTTGTAAAGCTATTTAAAGAATGTCTTTATATATGAAAATCAATTTAATATATTGCTTAACATATTAAACACAATTACATAGTATAATATATAATCATAACATGGGCATTCCCTACATGTTTAGCTATATTGTCAAAAACCATGCACATATCATTAAAAAATTCTCTGCTTCTACCATGCAAGTAAATAATCTTTATTTGGATTGTAATTCCATTATTTATGATGCAGTCCATAATATTGACTTTACTAAGTTGGTTGAATCTGATATTGACGCCATTATTCGCGCGGTTTGCAATAAAATTGACGAATATATTAGTATTTTGTGTCCAGATAATACCATTTTCATTGCATTTGATGGTGTTGCACCCGTTGCAAAGTTGGAGCAACAACGCTCTAGAAGATACAAGTCGTTATATCAAAATAACATTTCACGCTCTATCTACAAGGATACAAAGCCGGATCCTTGGAATACCACTGCAATTACACCCGGTACTATTTTCATGAAAAAATTAAACGACAAAATTAAAGAGATGTACAAATCTACTTCTACTAATAACAAAAAATACAATGTTGCCAAAATTATAGTATCTTGTAGCGATGAATGCGGCGAAGGAGAGCACAAACTATTTGAATATATTCGCACATTTCCCGAGTTTCATCACGATCTAAACACTGTAATTTACGGTCTAGATGCAGACCTTATTATGCTTTCCATAAATCATTTACCAATTTCAAATAATATCTATCTTTTTAGAGAGACACCACATTTTATTAAATCAATCAGTGCTGAACTGGAGCCAAATGAGTCTTATTTGATGGATATTCCAGAGCTAGCAAGAATTATTACACTTGACATGAATAATGGAGAGCCGTTATCAAGTACACAGCAAAAGAACCGCATTTATGATTACATTTTCCTTTGTTTTTTCTTGGGTAATGATTTTATGCCGCATTTTCCATCTGTTAATATCAGAACGGGTGGTGTAGATAAAATGTTGAATGCGTACAAGGCGACTATTGGTTCTACGAATGAAAATTTAACTGATGGGAAAAAAATATTTTGGAAAAATGTTAGAAAAATGGTACAGCATCTAGCTGGCGCTGAAGAAGAGTATATTCGTAGTGAAACTAAATTACGCGATAGGAGAGAAAAAATGAAGCTACCAGATCAAACGCCAGATGAAAAATTTAAGCAATTTGATTCTATCCCCGCTTATGAGCGTTCTTTGGAAAAATATATTAATCCTTTTAAGCCGAATTGGCAGGTTAGGTATTACAAAACGCTATTTAATATTGACATTGACGATACTAGAAGAAAACAGATTTGCACAAATTATTTGGAAGGGTTAGAATGGACAATGAAATATTACACGACTGGTTGTCCTGATTGGAGATGGAGTTATCATCATAATTATCCACCACTGTTTTGCGACCTCATTCAATATGTCCCGTATTTTGACATAGAATTTGTCACAAATGTCGCACCAAAACCAGTTACAGAATTGGTGCAATTATGCTATGTATTACCACATCAGAGTTTGAAATTCTTGCCAGATAAATTATACCAACGCTTGATTTCTGCTCATAGTGATTGGTATAAATCAGATTGCACGTTTGTATGGGCTTATTGTAAATATTTTTGGGAGTCTCATGTGAATCTTCCGCATATTGATATAAATGAATTAGAGAAATTTGTAGAGGAAAATAAATGAATAAATTT